ATGGAGTTACAAGAAATGGAGTAGTTGGAAAGATTGCAGACTTCACAATTATAGAAAGTAATGCAATGACAGAAAATCAAGTATTATTCTGTATATCCCAAACTGCAATGTCATGGTATGAAGCACAACCATTAAGCACTCATGTAAAAGAAGAGCCTGGAGAAACAATAACAATCAAAGCCTATCAAATGGGCGTTCCTGTTCTTATAAATAATAATGCAGCTTACAAGTTGACAGCGTGCTAAAATGGCACCTGGAGATGTAACTATTGTCGGGCCCTACGGGACAACTACTGCTGGTTTAACTTTAGCTGATACTGCTTTAACTGCTATTTCTTCTGGAGTAGCTTCTGACAAAGTTCAAATAGTTCATCAAATAAATAACATGGGGTTTTTTATCGTGTGGGTTGAGGGTGCGTAAATGACAATTTATACACACGAGGAATTTATGAAAATGATTGAAGATAAAAAGAAACCTGAAAAACCAATTAAAACTAAAAAGGAGAAAAAGAAAAAAAATGGTTGATGGAGACCCAATAAAAACAAGAGAACTATGGGTAGCTGATAAGTTTAGCTTCGTGCCTACGGTAACACCGACCGCAGCAACAGGTTCTTTTAATGTTACAAACTGGAATTCTGATGTAGCTATGAATTGCGACTCAGCAGCAGACGCGGAACTTGCGGATGTTTTAGGTTCTTTAATTAAACTATTAATTGAAAAGGGGATTGTGACTGGAACAGTAGCAGCGTAAGATGGCAACTGCTAAGCAGATAATTCATTCTATAAAACCTAATATAGCTAAAGTTCCAAAAGGAGAAACTGCATTAGGTTCTGCAGGTTATGATAATGTTAGAGATGATATTGAAAAAGTTAAAAAACTAAGAGAGGGTTCTGTTAATAAAACTCCCACTGCTGATATTGATATTGCTAATAAAAAATATGTTGATGATGAAATAGGTTCAGACCATCCACACCAAGATGTTCAAACAACAGCTTCCCCAACCTTTGCTAAAGTTTCAGTTGATAATATAGGAGAAGGGACAGCAGGAAATATAACCTTTGATAATGATTGCGTCTTTACAAATAGAACAGGACACGATACTTTCTTAGATTATGTTGCAGCAGAACATTACGACTGGACAAATGAAACCCATAATTTATCAACAACAGGAACTGTGCAGGGAGTTACACAGGCAGAATTTGATGATTTAACAGATAATTCTATGGCGGATACTCTACATCGTCACAGCGAGCTCTCAGCAAGTGATGGAACTCCTGATAGGGCTGTGGTTGTAGATGCAACAGGCAAAGTCGGCATAGGCACGACGAGTCCTGACACTAAACTTCAAGTTGTCGGAACAACTAAGTTCGGAGATGATAACACAAACTACGCTTCATTTGCAACAGATGGAGAATTAACTCTAACAGGAACAGCTAAAATCTATAGGTCTAAAACATTCACTTTTAATTATGCTCAAATAACAGGACAAGGAAAACCAACATTAACTTCTCGTGGAGTTTTCTTTGGATGGAGCTTACCTATTTACGCTGCGGATAATGAAGAACTATTCACTTGTCAATGTATCCCTGAAGATTGGGATGGAACTGCTGACCCAATAGTCTCAATTACAGGATGGTTAGATACAGCTAACACAGATAAGAAGTTTAATTTACAAGTTAGTGTGGAATATTATGACCCGGTAACTAATCAAGTTGTTCCTGTTACAACAAATGACTACCCAGTTGAAACAGATACAGGAACCGCTGCACAATACACTTCATTTCTTGTAAACTTTACATTAGATGCTTCTGCTATAGCAGTTGCAGCAGCACAACCTTTAGGAATTAGAGTTCGAAGACTTGCAGCAAGTGCTAATGAGATAGCTGGGGAGTTTGTCGTCGAGGGAATGGTTATAAGATATTTGTCTGATAGGTTAGGTGGCTCATCATAATGACAATAAAAAAATAGACGATGCAACATTGATGGTTGAAGAAACATCTGTAAGTGAAAGATTGGTTAAGAAGAGTTCTCTTGAAGGACAGAGAATAACTTTGATAAAAGAACACGAGGAGAAACTTGCAGAAATTGATGAGATGCTAGCTTTCTTTAAATAAACCGATAAGTATATAAGGGTGGTTTACCATTAGTTTACTATGGAAAAACAATATAAATATGTTAAGTTTAGATTGTCGTCGTGGAGAAAACTCAGACGAAGCTTCTACGGCAGAAAGAATGAAACACTCTCGGATTATATTGAGAGAATCGCAAGATTTTTTAAAAGTAACGATTTAGCAAATGAAAAATAAAACTTTGAGTGATAAGATTTGTGTTGAATGTGGGGGAGAAATTCCTAAAGAAAGACTTAATCAAAAAAGGAAGATAATTACCTGTTCAAAAAAGTGTTCAAATAAAAGAAATTGGACACCAAATCGTTTAAGAAAAAAAGCAGGGGGAGATTTAATATCATAGTCACCGCGGGGGTTGGAGTGATGATTGTTCTGAAAAGAACTTGGTTTTGATCGACGAGACCCCCATTCAAAATGAAAATCATTATAAGGAGGTAAGAGCGAAAAATGAAAATAGAAAAATTAGAACGAGAAGATGAACCAATAGCAAGATTTGAATTCACAAAAAAAGAAGTATTGGCATTAATAGATATACACAATTCATCAGATGATGAAATAAAGGAAATGACAGATGTAATTCTGTCAGATATTGAGACTATTAAAGAAGTTTCAAGTGACTTTTGGAAAAAGCTTATTCAATTAAAATGAAAAAGAATTTAGAAATCTCAGAAATGGAGCATAAGATAACAAAGAAAGGCGTGCCGTATAAAAAGTTCAATACATCTGAAGGCTGGCTGGCGTGCTGGGATGAAAAAGAAGCTGTGAAGTTAGAAGCATTTGTAGGTAAAAAGGCATGTGTGGATATTGTAGAATCTCGGGATTTTATGAATATTAAGAAATGCTATGGAGAAGCTGAGGAACTTGTTGCAGAAGCAATGCAAGGCACAGAAAAAGAAAGAGATGATTATGTGGAAGTTGTTAAGCCGGGAATCCCGGTAAAGCCCGGAGAAAGAAAGTCTGTGAAAGGTAGTGCTTATGAGAAAGACCCTGTTGGATTGGCTGTGGATGTATTTTGTAATATTTGGAGAGAAGGTTTTAACGCTACAGTCACAATGACTACAGCAATCGACTTAGTAAAGCAAGCACGGAAGCATTTTGAATAGGTTTTTCAAGTTAGGCATGTTAATGACGAACAAAGCTGGCTCAGTTAATGTTTTCTCTCTCGAGGACTTAAACATTTAACTATCCAGCGTCGTCATCGCACATGAACATTGATTTTTGAGTAACTCCTGGAATTCCCGAAGGAGTTACTCCTTTTTAGTGATTAAATAGTGAGGTATTGAAAATGAAAGTTTATGAAGATATGAAAGGAACTCAGATTAAGTTTAGACCTAAGAATGATTGGGTTAAAGGAACTGAGTTTATGGTTTGTGAAACAGCAAACAAGATTGAGTTAATTAAATTAGAGGTAAGTGAAAATGGAATGTGTAAAATGTAGATGTGAAATAGAAAAGGAAATGGATGGTTATAAAGTTTGTAGAAAGTGTTTTGGAAGAAAGTTTGAGGATATTGTAAAAGATGAGGTAAGTGAAAATGTTGAGTAATGATGAGATTGATGCATGCATGGATTTACTGCGTGAGTTGGATATTTTGGATTGTTATAGGAAGTATTTCAACTTGGCTGAGGTAAGATGGAAGATATAGAGTTAGATGTCTTGCTTGAGGTTGTTGAATTGTTCTTTTTGAAAAGGGCTGAGGAAAATCTTAACTCCTTGGTTCCTTAATTTTTTTTTAAAATTTTCTCTGGGGTTCTCCACACCAAATCTTTTTTTCTTTTTCAAATCCGCTCAAGTTCCACTGGAAACAAAGGTTACTCGGTAAGCCGAACAAATAGAATCCTGTAGGAAACAGGATTGATATCCCTAAACAAAAGATTTAACTATCCTGCCACTTCCGTGGCACCGCTCCGCTGGATTAGTAAATCATTTTGTTTCTAAATAACTTTAAGGGAATGCTCCGCATTCCTTTATACTATAGGATACCCAATTGAAAGGCCTCCGGCCTTTGATATAATAAACCCTCACTCCGTTCGGGTTCCCAACCAACCTACCAATCCCAACCTCCCCCCCCAATCGGGGCGGACATGAAGCCCTGAATCCCCGCCCCGCCCCCCCAATATTTATAAAGACAAAACACTTAATCTATTAATGCCCAATAAGAATTATGTTAAAGGAAGAAAGAAAGAGTATAAGATAGTTCATCAATATAGAGATAAGGGATTTGATATTGTACAAAGAACAGCAGGTTCCCATTCTCCTTTTGATGTGATAGCTATTGATATTAAAAAGAAGATTATTAAGTTAATACAAGCTAAGCCTGATAATTATAAGCAAGATAAGCTAATTAAAGATAATATTGGATTAACTAATGTATTTAATGTTGAATTTATTGTTATCTAAACAACCTTTCTTTTTTAAAGAGGATATTTAATAACTCTCATTCAGTTAGAAATAGTAAATTTCTAACGGAGAGTATATATTTAAATGTTTGGTTTTAAATAAGAAAGTACTAACTCCATAATGATAATAAAATAATATAAAGAAGCTATTATTAATTAATCCATAATCCTCATAAGGTTGGAGTCAAAGATTATCAATTCTTCGTGGGTGTGAAATGTTTTTCTATTTCTTAATGTGTTTAGTGTAATGTTATTTAATTATGTATGTTCTTTCTTTCTTTATCTTACTTTCTTTCTTTTTACACTCAAAGACACATATATTTATAAAGGTTATTTAATTTTTAAATAAATGGTTACAACATTGAACTTAGATGATGAAGATGTTAAAGAGGCTAAACGAAAAGGAATCAATATATCAGAGCTAACTAGAAACGCTATCCGCAAACAATTAAATAAAATAGAGGTAGAAATTGATTCAAGCCTTAATTGTGCTTTTTGTGATAAAGAAGGAATAATGGAAACTGCTACAGATATTAAAGATGCAAGAAGAAAAGAGATTTTAAAAACTGGGGAATCTAAATCTCCATTGTACTTCTCAGACCCAACAAAACTAACTTGGCTATACCCAGACGAAGTGTGGATTTGTAATAAATGCTTAAGAGATGAAGTTAATAAAATCTCAATAGCTCACTAATGGAAATAGAGGAAATAAAAGCAAAATTAAAATTAATACCAAATAATGTCCCAGTGGAAATAGAGGACTTAGAAGAAATATGGAATTAGACAAGTGGCAACAGAAAGTATTGAAGACTAAGGGAAATATGTGTATATGCTCCCCTCGACAGATGGGGAAATCTACAATTATCTCAGAAGATGCGGGCGAGTACGCCCTCAACAACCACGATAAATCTATAATGATAATTGCTTCTGTAGAAAGACAATCTCTTTTATTATTTGAGAAAGTTCTCTCTTATATTTATCTTAAAAATAAGGGGATGATTAAAAAAGGTAAGGATAGACCTACCAAACATGAATTAAAGCTTATCAATGGCTCTGTAATCCGTTGTCTGCCTACTGGGGACAGTGGCTATGGAATTAGAGGTTATACAATCGACAGGCTTTATGCTGATGAGGCAGCGTTCATCAAAGAAGCTGTCTGGGCTGCAGTAACCCCTATGTTATCAACAACAGGTGGAGATATAATTTTATTATCAACACCTTTTGGAGCAGAGAATTATTTTTATAGAATGTTCCACAATAATAAATTTACTTCAATTCATGTAAACCCAGAAGAAGTAATAAAAGACAGAGAAGAACCACAGAAAACAAATCTAATAGAATTCAGAAAAGACGAAAAAGAGCGGATGACAAAACTCCAATACCAACAAGAACACTTAGGTTTATTTGTAGGGGGAATACAAAGATTTCTCTCAGAGGAATTAATTGACAAAATGTGCGTAATAAAACCAAGCGAACCTTACAACCCAATAGGCGACAAATTCCAGGGCATAGATATTGCAAGAATGGGTGGGGATGAATGCCCAATGATTTCTGTTGATAGAATTAATAGAGATAAAATAATCCAATTTGATTTAACAATCCCAGAGCCCCAACCACTCACAGACACTGCAAGATTAATAATTCATAAAGATAAAGCAATTAATCATCTTAAAATATTTATGGATGATGGCGGCTTAGGAGTTGGAGTTTATGATATACTTTTCGAAGACCAGCAAACTAAAAGAAAAGTTGTAGGATTAAATAATGCTTCACGAGAAATAGAAAGAATAATTAACGAAGGTAAGACAAAAATTAGAAAAAAAACACTTTTAGGCGAAGATTTATCAATAAACTTCAAAGTTTATGCAGAAAATGGAAAAATTAAGCTTTTTGATGACCCCAGAGTTCGCCAGAGTTTACGCTCAATGCAGTGCGATTATAGCGAGGGAAAATTAAGAATATATGGAAATTATAGCCATATTTTCGAAGCTTTGAAAAGAGGGGCTCATTGTTTAAAAGACAAAAGTTTAAAACCTTATATATTTTAATAATAAAATGGCATACATAGCAAACATTGTAACCGTTGCAGAAATGCAATTCTATGCAGGAGAAAATGTGGATACTACTGGAGATGTAGAAGCAAACCACATAATTCTTCAAGACCATGCAGAAGCATATCTTTCTAATTTATTAAAATTTGAATTATCCGTTGCAAACTGGGCAACGTTGAATGCAACTACTAAAATAATAATTACAGAATGGGCGGCAAGATACGCTGCAACGCAACTAATATTATTTAACATGGCAGGCTTTACTTCAAGGATGGAAGCAGAAGATATGGTTTCAATTCATTTATTAAGAATGGAACAAATAGAAAAATTATTACAAATGGATGGTGTTCAAGCCTTTATGGGAGTTAATTAATAATGGCATTAGGAAATTTAAAATTCCCAGATAAATTTAAGAAAAATCCAAGAGAAGGAGAACTGCAAGTCTGGCAAGGACCAAGAATTATTCCATCAAGTTTTAAATCTATTGAGGGTTTCATGTTTCAAAATCTAAGCCAAGTTATTTTTGATGTTGATTATTTTGGATGGCATGGAAGTTTAGCAGGAACAGGAATACCACCATTTGATAATTTTATTTATGACACATTCAAAAATGAATCTAAAGTATTGACAACAGGATGGAACATGGCTGACAATAAAGCAACAGCAGGAGATATAGATTACTGGATTGATATTTATGCAGATTCAATTTCAGATGAGGATGACTTTGAAATTAATAATTGTAAAATATCAAAAGATGTAGAGAATAATATTTGGAGATTATGGTGCCACACAGGAACTACAGAAGTTCAAAAAGCTCAGATTATGAAGACTCTTTTTTATGGTACAGACGGTTCAAACCCGAGAGCAAGCGCAACTTACATAACATCAATAACAGAAATAAAAACACCTGAAAGTGATGATGTTGGAAAGAGAGCATACTTAGAAGGGGGAACTTCATCAAATGCAACGAATGATACAGGAACATTCGCAAGCACAAGTGGCAATGAAAAAGTAAATTCATGGAGTTATTGTGGAGTTTCGGCTTATGATTCAAACCAAGCAAGATGGGAAATGCCATCAGGAACAACACTAAATTTCGCAGCAAACCCAAATCCCCTAGAATCTGACGAAACTGGAACAAACACATCAGCAGATAATTTGGACAATCCAGCATCATGTCAATTGGATATGGTTGATGTAGGGTCTTACAAAACAATACGTGTAATAATTTTAACAAAAGAATCAATATCTTGGAGTGCCCCTGCATGGATTACAATTAGCACAGATTTCTTAACAGATAATTCAATACCAGTATTTACTCAAGCAAATCAATCAGACGTAAGTTCAATAAATTTATACTCAACAAAATCAACATTTTCCCAAATAGTTAATGGAGCATTTTTTGTAGCAAATTTTGATGAAGACACAGTAGGAACAACAAGATTTGATGTTTCGGCAGATGATGGTGAAAATTGGACTGAAAATATTGTCCCAAACACCTTTTTTATGTTTAGAAAACCAGGAAAAATATTGCAAGTAAGAATAAGATATACTGGGAGCGGAGCAGCTGAATCAACAGTTTATGAATATTCTGTTGTAGCATCAGACTTCGACACAGGAGAATAAAATGGCAATGGATGTAAAAAACACAAGCACAAGTTCAGGCTTAGACCAGTCTCTATCAATCCAAACTACCGACGCTGAAGATGTAGACAGAGCGGGAATAGAAACAGATGTTAAATGGGTAAATGATAACTGGACAACATACAACAGCTACTACAAAAAACATTTATCAGTAAAAGCAGTTATGAATAAATTAAGTCTGTGGATTATGGGCGAGGGAATTGAAGCTGACAAAAAAACAAAAAAGATTTTAGATAGAATTGTTGGCTGGGGAAAAGAAACTCATAATGAAGTACTTGATAATCAAGTAAGAGTAGAACACATCAACGGAGATTCATACGCTGAAATAATCACAACTGATGGAGAAGAAATAAACAAAAGCGGAAGCAACTTATTAAATCTTAAACCTATAAATCCAGGAAGTATGGGTCATGTAATAAATCCACAGGGAATCTTAGAAGGATACAAACAAAAAAATATAGATGGCTCAGAAACACCTCTTAAATTAGAGCAAATATTTCATCTATCTTTAAACAGAACTGCAGATGAAGATCGCGGAACAGGAGATATTGAAAGCTTAACAACATTTTTAGATAAAATAAAACAATTAGATGAAGATATGTCGATAATGTTTCACAGGTTTGTAGTCCCTTTACTTGTTTGGAAATTAAACACCGACGACATAGCTGCAATCACAGCATTCAAAACTCAGGAAAAAGCAGCATGGAATAAAGGAGATAATTTAATTACTCCAGATGGGGCTGTTGATTTTAAATTGATTGAAGCTGGAAAGCACGGAGTTAATCCGATGGACTGGAGAAACAAGTGGACAGAGGAAGTTATCAAAGGCGGGGGAGTTCCTGCTTTAATTATGGCTATCGAAGCTGGAAGTACAGAAGCTTCTTCTAAGATGGTAACTCTTGCATGGGAAAAAGTTATTAAAAAAGGACAAAGAGATTTAGAAACACAAATCAAAGCACAACTACACTTAGAAGTTAATCTCCCACAAAGCATCACAATAGAAGAATCGCTTGCAAAAGATGAAGCTAAAGATAAAAATAGATTTCAAACAACCCCACCCGTCGCTGGGAAAGACCAAAAATAATAATGGAACAAACACAAATAATAAACTTAATTGGAACTTTAGGTTTTCCTATAGCTGTAACTATCTTTCTTTTATTGGAGAGAAGCAAGACAACTAAGGAGTTAATCAAAGCAATCCAAGATTTAAGTTTAATCTTTAAAACAAAACTGAAATGAAAATCTTTAAATACAAACCTATCCGCATGAGCGACGGGAGAAGGATATTACCTTATTGTGATTATGGATGGCACCAGGGAGTAATCCACAAGGATTACTTGAGAGTATGCTGGGCAAGAGAATGCTCTCACTACAGAGAATTAGATGTAAGAAACTTAGCAGAGTTAGTAAGTAATAATAAAATCAAAATTAAAGTTATTGATGATATGAAAGGGGGTGCAGAAAATGGATGACAAAGAAGAAAGCAAAACTGAGGAAAAAACAACTGAAGAAGATAAGACCACAAAGGCAGTTCCGCCAGAAGATAGTTCTACAAACAGGGAAACTCCCCTGGAAGAAGCAAGAGAAATAAATAAGAAAAAAGAAGAGCTCTTAGAAAGAGAGGAAAAACTTCTTGAAAGAAAAGAAAAGCTCGAAGCTGTGAGAATGGTTGGCGGAAGAAGTGAAGCTGGCAGAGAGCCAGGAACCCCAGAATTCTCAGACGAAGAAAAAGCATCACGAGCAAGAATTAAAGCTGTTGGAGATGCCAGCGGGTCATCATGGGCAAAGAAATATGAGTAAAGAAATTGGTTATGAGGACTGGGATAAAGTCTGCAAGGCTTGTGAAAAGGAATTTGAACTTATTGATACAACAAGAGTGGCAATGAATGTCGCTGAACAATGTCAGAGAACTACATATAAGTTAGCTTTAAAAGAAAGAGAAAAATTCCCAAAGCCTAAAGAAGCAAAAAAAATCTCTCACGAAGTTAGTTAATCGGTACACCGAATAACACAAACATTTAAATACTTTATTTTTTATTATTATTTTATGCAAGCTGAAGTTATATATTTATTAGGAAATAATGGAGACAGAATCCCTTATGTTGTAGCTGACGCAAGTGCTATTGCTATTGGAGATTTCTTAGAATTAGCTGATAATAGAGTTGTAACTGCTCATTCAACAAATGTTGATACTCCAATCGTTGGAATAGCTGCACATGAAAAAAAAGCAAATGATGGGCATACTACTATTACTGCAATAACAAACTGCGTCTTTAAAGCAACAGTAGATGGTTCTGGTTGCACTATTGGTGATGAGGTTTCAATGGGCACATCAGCTGGAGAAGTTGAACTTGCATCAAGTTTAGATGGGGAGAAAGGTTGGGCTGTTGGTAGAGCAGAACAAACTGCAACCTCCGCAGAAACAGCTATTATAAGGAGTAAATTTAATTAATAATCAAAATGGAAAACGAAAAAGAAGAAACAAAAACTGAAGAAGAATCTAAACCTGAAGAAGATTTAGATTTGGATAAAGAATAATGGCAGACATCCCCGGAGAATCTGATTTAAGGAAGGAAGAGATAGACTC